TTGCCCATACTTACAATATCCAGAATTTACTTATGCAGACCGATGCAGTCGCGCTGGACTATGCCCGTGCATACGTTGCCAGCCGTGCGGAAACTAGCGTTAGATGCGATGCCATCGAGCTAGACCTTTACACAGATAACTACGCCAATGGCATCGTAGCCGCGCTTGATCTTGATTTCTTTGACCCGGTAACTATCACTACTAACCAGCCGGGCAGTTCGACTCTGACAAAAACACTTCAAGTTTTCGGCGTGGCACACAGCGTTACCCCGAATAAATGGCGCACTACCTTTACTACACTAGAGCCTATAATTGACGGATTTATAATTGGTAACGCTAACTATGGAGTTTTAGGTCAAAATGTACTTTCATACTAAGGAGAATAAATAATGGCAACAGGATTTCCAGCAGTAACGGGTGATGTACTCACTAGCGGCATGTTTAACGGCTTAGTGGCATTTACCCTTAATGCTCAGACAGGCACTACCTATACAGCGGTATCAACCGATCAGTACCAGGTGCTAGTAACCATGTCTAACGCATCGGCTAACGCGTTTAAGATACCTACTAATGCATCGGTGGCGTTTGCTATTGGTACAGTTATTACGGTATTAAATATTGGCGCAGGTACTTGCACAATTTCAGCTGTAACAGCCGGTACTACTACTGTGCTATCTGCTGGCGGTACTGCTGCATCTCCAACACTAGGGCAATATAAATCAGCTGCGCTTATCAAGACTGGCACAGATGCTTGGTATGTTGTAGGGGCTATTGGATAATGTTAAATACCATTGTTGGCGTTGTCGGTAGCGTAGGTAAACCTTCCGTTACAGGTGGCACATTATCTAGCGATGCTACTTATTTTTATAGAGCCTTTACTGCTGGCGGTACGCTAGGTATTAGTGGTGGATCACTTTCTTGTGATGTTTTAGTTATAGCTGGCGGCGGTGGCGGTGGCTCAGGTGTATTTAGTGCAGCTGGCGGTGGCGGTGCAGGTGGCGTTTTCTATGCTACTAACCAAACTTTTGCGGCTAATCAAAATGTAACCGTTGGCGGCGGTGGCCCGGGCGGTGTTTATCCTGCAGCGGTAAATGGCACTAATGGCACTAACAGCACTTTAGGTTCATTGACGGCTGGTGTAGGCGGTGGTGGATCTGGTACAGGTGCAACCGCTGGTAGTAATGGTGGCTCAGGTGGCGGTGGCGGTGCTGGTACATCTGTCGCAGGTGGCACGAGTACACAAACTGGTACAGGTGGTACTGGTTACGGTTTTGCAGGCGGTGCAGCATCGGCAACTACAGCTGCAGCAGGTGGCGGCGGTGCAGGTGCAGTAGGACAAAGTAGCGGTGCTAATACTGGCGGTAATGGCGGCGCAGGTTTGAATACTTGGAGTTCATGGTTATCTGCAGCTAGTTTAGGAGTCGGTGGTTATATCGCTGGCGGTGCTGGCGGTGCTGGCGGTACTACGAAAGGTACTGGACAGCATGGTGGCGGTAATGGTGCGCAATATGACGTAATTGCGCCTACGGCTGGTACTGCTAATACAGGCGGCGGCGGTGGCGGTGGATCAGGTACATCTGCTGGTTTAGGTACTGGCGCAGCTGGTGGATCAGGTTTAGTAATGGTTCGTTATTTAAAGACGGCGGTGTAGTTATGAGTCATTGGGCAGAAATTGATGAAACTGGTTTAGTACTGCGTGTACTTGTAGGTGATAACAATGAGCCAGATGAAGGCCAAGCTTTTATGGAGTCACTTGGCGGTACATGGGTCAAAACAAGTTATAACGGAAAGATACGCAAAAACTACGCAGGCATTGGTTATACCTATGATGCTAATCGCGATGCGTTTATCCCACCTAAACCTGATAACGCTACAGGCTTTGATGAAAACATTTGCCAATGGATTGTGCCGATCGATGACAGCAATAAGTTATAACGGCTGGCCAGCATCTAAGGATGTTGAGTCGATCCGTATCAAGTCTTACCCAATTAAGGGTACAAAGATTAAGCTGCGATGCGCCTATTTTGCTGCACCTTTATTGGTTGCATTTGCTGAGCAGTTTAATGAACTGATCGAGCCGATCGATGGCGGCACTTTAGATGATTGGGGCTACTGCTATCGCGATGTTCGAGGCGTACCGGGCAAGTTAAGTAACCACGCATCGGGTACAGCCATTGACCTTAACGCAACTAAACACCCGTTAGGCAAGGCTGGCACGTTCCCAGCTGAAAAAATTCCAATGATCCAGGCGTTAACTAAAAAATACGGCCTCAACTGGGGCGGTAACTGGACTCGCAAAGATGAGATGCATTGGGAAATCGCACAAGATCCCGTAAAGACAGCAAAACTAATAGAGAAGTTAGGATTAAGTTATGCCGACTAGCGCACAAGTAACAGTAACCACTACAGCCACGCTTTTAGTAGCTGCAAATATTATGGATCAGACAGTATGGCTACATAATCTAGGCGGCGGTGCTGTCTATTTAGGCGATGCTAACGTAACTACATCTAATGGTTACAAACTAGATAACGGCGATAAAATGCAAGTGCCTGTAGGAGATCATGAAGGTTTATATGGAATTGCTGCATCGGGTACGCATACGATTGCAGTATTGAAACAAGTCAACTAAGGGCACTTAGGAGTAAGACCATGAAAGAACAAGCTAAGGCCGCTGGCCTGTCATATCTACGCGCTGCTTTTAGCTGCGCAGCTGCGCTTTACATGTCCGGCATTACCGACTGGAAAACACTAGGTAATGCATTTATTGCTGGACTACTTGGCCCATTATTGCGCGCCATGAATCCATCCGATAGCACTTTCGGCGTTAAGTAATGACGGCCGCCCAGTCGCTATTAGCCATAGCCATAGGTATCTGCACACTTATGGGGTTTGCGGCTGGGCTGGTTCGCCATCTAGTTAAGTACTACCTAAGCGAATTACGCCAAGATGGCAACGGTGGCCACAATTTACGCGGCCGTGTCGATCGCATAGAGGCTAAGGTCGATAGCATTTACGAGATGTTATTGCAGCGATAGGCGTGTCGGTTATTGACCGCTGTCATACCTGGGCTTTACCCTTTATTTACACGTTAGGCAGGGCTACCTAATTCGGTGTAGCACGGCTTAACCCAAACAAGGGCGAAGTAAATGGATATAGAAAAGGTAGTAGCGTTAGTAATTCTTACTAATATCGGTTGGTTCGTAGTAGGTTGGTCGGTTGGTTACAAAGAAGGCGTTAAAGATGGCTTTAATCGTGGCCGCGCTGCAGGTTTAAGAGCTGCATTTAACACAGCTAAAGAGATAGTTAAAAACTCATGACGTTTAACCTGGATAACTATGAGGATGTGAACAGCCGCATTAAGCGGTTTAGAGAAACCCATATCTCAGGCAGGATCATTACTGAGATCGTTGAGTTAAATGTCAAGGATGGTTACGTCATTATCCGTGCAAGCGTATTCCGTGAGCATGAGGATGTAGTACCTGCAGCCGTGGACTACGCCTATGAGCTGCGTACTGATCGAGGTGTAAACCGTGACTTTTGGATCGAGAATTGCAGTACGTCTGCCATCGGTCGAGCCATCGGGTTACTAATGCCAAGCGATGCACGGCCTACACGGCAGGATATGGAGAAGGTAGAACGCTTACAGGCTCAGCCTGCAGTAGAGGTTGATCTATGGGCTACTGCTACACCTGCAGTAAAGGTTGATGGCGTTGGTAGTGTTCGACCAGCTGCGGAAACTATCGCAGACATTAAAGCGCAATTAGGCGGCGAGATCGTAGATGCTGCGCCTATCTGCTCACACGGCCGTATGGTTTACAAAGAAGGCGTAAGCCCTAAGACTGGACAAAAATACCGGGGTTATACCTGTAGCAGTAAATCACGTAGCGATCAATGCAAACCAATATGGCTATAACTGAGATGGCGCAGATCGTCCAGGTTATATTAGATCGATCGCAGGAGTTACAGGCAGCAGCTAGTGGGTTTGCCCGTAGTACAGGCGAGAAGGCTAATACACCTGATCACGCTGGCCGCTATAACACTAAGATCAATTTTCATGAGTTCGTAGCTGAGCATAGTGAAGCTGCTGGCGCAGAGATCGCAGTCGCGCAGTACATGGGTATCCGTAACTTTATACCTACCGTAAACACGTTCCACGATGAAGCCGATATAACGCTAGGCAATCTAGGGTTTGAAGTTAAGTGGACTAAGTACATTAACGGCCATCTAATCATCCATAAGGATTACCCACGCCTAAACGATGTGGCGATCTTGGTCTGTAATAAGTCACCTGTCTATCAAATCATCGGCTGGATGCCCGTGCTATGGGCTAAAAAGGCTAAGTATTACAACCCTGCAGATGGCAATTTCTGGGTATCTCAACGTGAGTTATTCGAGATGGATACATTAAGGAAGTCGATCTATGGCACTACTCAGGATTAACTGCCGTGTTTGCGCCAAGATCGGTAGCGGCATGCAGACTCATAAAATCGTAGATGAATTCATTAACCTACCGCCTAACGTAGTTTGCGTTCAATGCTTAGGCTGTGGCGTTATGGGCATTGAGATGCTGCTCGATACCGAAAGGATGCCTGATACAGATGCCTAGTTACTTGTATCGCTGCGATCAATGCGGCGGTGAATCAGAACTAAATCACCCGGTAAATACACACGGCGACAGCGCACCCTTGTGCTGCAGCTACCCAATGATGCGCGTATTTAGCGCGCCATCGATCATATTCAAAGGGACAGGATGGGGTAAAGATAAATGAGCAATCCAGAGATGCGTACGATATTGCAGGATCTAAGGGAATTACTAGCTAAAGAGATCGAGAACAAGTACATGCCTTTACATGTATGCAAGACATGCGACAACCTGGCTGAAGGTGCGTTAGTCGAACGTATCGTTGCCACGATTAGGGGCGATAATGATTAACCCTGATGATTGGGCAATAGCCGAACGTATTGCTAGTTTCAGTAAAATACATACAACACCGCAAGCAGTCTTAGCTGCCTTTGAGGATCTCATGGATCAAGTAGAAGCGGATGGTAACGATGACTAAACAGCTGGGCGAGAAGTTTTACACAGTTCTGGATAACGGTGTGTATAACTTATGTTGCGATAGCATCCAGTTTAAGTACATGTGCAAAACCTGTGGACAAAACGCAGGTTGCTACTTTTGCGACTTTAACCCAGATGAGAAGCATGAGTGCGATGAGTAGCGACACGCCCAAGACACCGCGTAAATTCAAATGGATTTGGTGGGGCATGATACAATCTAGTCTTGTAATAGCATCTATTAATAATGCTTATGCTATTAATAATAATGATATAGAGAAAGAAAAATATAAATTATATTCTCATA